AATAATAAAAAGCCGAAAAGTCAAACATCTGCTGTTATGCGAAAATGGTGCCAAAGGCCCGGAAAAAAAGATGAACACGGAAATATACTATACTTCACAGAACAATCACATAAACGAGAAACAGACGTAAACCTCATTATAAAAAAATATGACAAAACCGGATTAATAGATCACGTATCACGGTTTGAAGCCAAGTATGGCGACATGACCGGGCTGGACTTTAAGACAGCACAAGACCTTGTTACCAATGCAAGGTCGTCTTTCGAAACACTTCCGGCTGATATAAAAAAACGATTTAAACAAAATCCTAAAAACCTCCTCGAATTCATGGAAGACCCCAACAACAGAAAAGAGGCCATAGAATTAGGCCTCATACATCCCTCATGGACGGAGGAAACCGACGGACTAGGAGAACACGTAAAGGCAGGGGAAAATGTCATTAAGACAGAAGACCCAACAGAAACGACAGAATAGGTATTTCAAAAAAACCGAAGGGAAAATTTTTTTGAAATGCCGGCACGCATTTCCGAATGGAAATGCAATGGCAAAAAAGTTCCCGCAAGGGTTAGCACTTCTACCACTTGATATAATAGTGCTAACTGACACCCCACATGGGGGTCAGAACACACCACTGGGGGCCGTCAGAGGCCCACAGTTAAACGATCTCTTTAAACCCTATACCCTAACAAGGAGGCAAGAAAATGCGTAGAAGATCAAAAGTAAGTTCAGGCAAAAGTAAGTCACTTTTCAGAAAAACTTCAAGACCGGTATTAATGAATAAACGTAAAAACATAAAAGGGGTTAAACGAGGAGGAACAAGGTTATAATGACTTGCAATAACATGATACCAACTTATCGGTTAGACGGCTCTCCAGCCAAACGACCGTGCGGGTCATGTCTGGATTGCCGCTTAACCTATGCAAGACAATGGGCAGTAAGATGCATTCATGAGTCCATGATGCATAAAGAAAACTGCTTCATAACATTAACCTACAATCAAGAAAATTTGCCTCCAGATAGATCAGTACACAAAAGTGATATACAAAAATTCATGAAAAGACTAAGGAGGCAAATTGAACCTAAAAAAGTTCGTTATTTCGGCTGCGGAGAATACGGCTCTAAATTTAGTAGACCGCATTATCACCTATGCTTGTTCGGCCATAACTTTTCTGATAAAGAAATACGGAAGGCCGGACTCAAAAGAAGATTTAGAAACACATTCAAAACAGGCCACGATCACGATCTGTTTACTTCGCAGCGACTCGAAGAAGTCTGGCAAAAAGGATTCTGCACAATCGGAGAATTAACATTTGAAAGTGCAGGATACACCGCAAGGTATGTAACTAAAAAAGTAACAGGAGAAAAAAAAGATGCTCACTATGGAGTATACGCACCCGGAAAACGAAACCCGGAGTTCGCCGTTATGTCGAGGCGACCCGGAATAGGAAAACCTTGGATAGACAAGTACATGTCAGATGTCTATCCTAAAGACTACTCAACAGTAAGGGGCCATAAGCAAAAACCTCCAAGATACTACGACACATACTATGCAAAGGAACATCCGAAAGCATGGGAAAAACTAAAAACAAAAAGGAGGATATACGCAGATAATCAACCGTTCGAAACATCATTAAGAGGCCACCAAAAAGACGTATATCGACAACAGATAACTAAGACATTAGAAAGGAAAATCGAATAATGGAAAAATTAGGAATATACGCAATTTACGACAAAAAGGCCGAAAGATACGATACCCCTTACTTCGCAATAAGCGACCTATTCGCAAAACGACGTTATGCCTTAATGGCAGACGAGCCAAAATCAGTACTAACAAAATGGAAAGACGATTTCCAATTAATGCGATTAGGAACAGTATCAACTATCACAGGAGAAATAGACAACGTATGCTGTGAAATAATTCTCGAAGGACGAGAAATAGTAGACACAAATCAAACAACCTTAAACGGAGGAAACTAAAATGAAATCAGTCATGCAACACAGATTTTCAGAAGTTCCAAACGTAGATATACCAAGATCAAAATTCCAAAGAAACCACGGATACAAAACCACAATGGATGCCGGATACCTCGTACCAATATTTGTAGACGAGGCACTCCCCGGAGATACATTCCAAGTAAACCTAACTGGCTTTGCCAGAATGGCAACCCCAACACATCCCATAATGGACAACATGGTAATGGACACATTCTTCTTTGCAGTACCAAACAGATTAGTATGGGAAAACTGGCAAAAATTCTGCGGAGAACAGACAGACCCCGGAGATTCAATCGCATATACAATACCGCAAGTATCACTTAATAACATTGCAAATGAATCACTATACGATTACTTCGGACTACCAACAAAAATAGCTGCTGCTTACGATGTAGATAACTTCGTTGGAAGGAGTTATAATCTCATATATAATGAGTGGTTTAGAGATCAAAATTTACAAGACTCTGTAACCGTAGATAAAGACAACGGGCCAGATAACGTAGCAGATTACGTATTATTAAAAAGAGGAAAAAGACACGATTACTTCACATCCTCATTACCATTTTTACAAAAAGGCGATGCCGTACAAATCGCCCTGGGCACTGAGGCAAATATCACAGGATTTGGTATCAAATCCGGCCAGTCAACAGGAACAATCAACTACAACGAAACAGGAGGAACTGCGATAAGCGGGGCCACCGGTTGGAAACAGGAAGTACCCGACCCATGGAGAATGGAAGAAGATCCAAACAACTCCGGATACCCAAACATAAAAGCAGACCTTGCAACCGCAACCGCTGGAACAGTAAATGAATTACGACAAGCTATCCAAGTACAAAGACTGCTCGAAAGAGATGCAAGAGCAGGAACAAGATACGCTGAAATTATACAGTCACACTTCGGAGTAACATCTCCAGACGCAAGACTACAACGCCCCGAATATTTAGGGGGCGGCTCAACACCAGTAAACGTATCGGCCATTGCTAGAACAGACTCAAGCCCCGGGCAGCTCGGTGCAGTAGGAACAGCCGGATTTTCAAATCACGGCTTTGTAAAATCATTTACAGAACACTGCACAATTATAGGGCTATGCTGCATTAGGGCCGACCTCACCTATCAGGAGGGAATCGACCGCATGTGGAACAGGCAAACTCGGTACGATTTCTACTGGCCAACCCTCGCCCACTTGGGCGAACAATCAATTCTAAATAAGGAGATATACATTGATGCTACTACTATTGGTTCCGGGGCAGATGAAGACGTATTTGGCTACCAAGAAAGATATGCTGAATACAGATACAAACCCTCGAAGATTACGGGAAAGTTCCGCAGTAATGATGCTGCTACTCTTGATAGTTGGCATCTTGGTATTGAGTTCGGTTCCCAACCCACTCTGGACGACACCTTCATCGTGGAAGACCCACCTATCGACAGGGTCATTGTTACACCAACCGAGCCACACTTTATATTCGATTCTTACATATCAATGCAATGTACAAGGCCTATGCCAATATACTCAATTCCCGGACTCATAGACCACTTCTAAACTAAGGCAATAACTATGCCAACTGAATTAAATTTAATTATTAATTCAAATATCGGTAAAAAAGTACATACCTCTACGAGGCCCTCACAGGCCTCGTACGAGGCGCAAAAGTAAAAGCTATACCCTAACACCAAAAAGAAAAGATCGTCAAAATTCACTTTTTGGCACATAAAATGCAAGGAGGAAAAAAATGATAATAGAAAAAATGTCCGTAGACCTCACTTATAAAGTAATTTGCTTATTCTATAAAGCTGTGCTAAGGGACATATTAGTAGATGTGGTAACAGATACAAAGACAACCTTTGACGACACATTACTGGAATTAACAGACAAACTATTCGCCGAAAAGGAGTTATAAGATGGGATTCTTTAACGACATATGGAAAGGCGTAAAAAACGTAGGTAAATCAATAGGAAACGTAATAACAGATATACCATCAACACTATTAGGAGGCGCCATAGACTTAGGCTCCGACTGGCTACAAAACGAGCTTGTAGCCAAACCCAATACAGACGAAGCATGGGAAAGATCAAAAGAGGCCTCGGCCCTCGCATTCAAAAGATCATATGGTGCATACAAACATAGATACAGAGATACAATGAAGGACATGAGAAAAGCAGGGTTAAACCCTATACTCGCAGCCGGATCGGCTGGATTTACAACCTCTGGACAACCTGCATACACTCCCCCACAATCCATGCTTGCTCAACCACAAGGCCTGTCGGCCGCAAAATCATATTCTGACTGGACTCAGGGCCAGTCAAATGTAGAAAGCAAAAAAAATATTCATGCTGATACAAGAAAAAAATTAGTAGAATCTCAAAAAATACGAAAGGAGATAAACGAAACAATATCAAACACATTGTTAAACCGTCAAAAGACTAAAGAGTCAAAAGCCAATGAAAAAGAAACAATTAAAAACATTGCGCTGCTCGACAAAAAGATATGGGAATCCATAGCTGGATTCCATAAAACAATTCAAGAGGCATACCTTGCCCTTGATAAACAAACACTAACTAAGGAGCAGGTAAAAAACCTGCAATCCGAAAGGGGGAAAATCCATGAACAAACAAAAACACTTCAAGCCCAATTAGCAATGCTTACAAAAATAGCCAACGTATATAATGGCCCATCTGGGCAAATGATGGCAAACGTTAAAACTGTCATGGACGCATTAAACCTTAACTTCGCTGCAATCGTAGGAGGACTAAAATAATGTCAAATCAATATATCATTGAAAATAATAAAAAGCCGAAAAGTCAAACATCTGCTGTTATGCGAAAATGGTGCCAAAGGCCCGGAAAAAAAGATGAACA